ACCTACTACAATCATACCGGTACAATCTATTTGAATGTAATTGGATGGTACCCACTGTTGAGACTTTGCCTCAACAACAGTATATTTGCTGTGCCAGATCAACCAGGCGTACCAGCACAGGCATATGCTACATGTGCAAATGGAGTAGTGCAAAGTATAACAGTACAAAATCAAGGCAGCGGGTATCTGGCACCGCCCAAAATTAATATCATTGGGGAAGGTTCTGGTGCCACTGCTGTGGCTACGCTCGGAACCAATGGTAGTATTGCAGGAATAACTGTTACCAATGGCGGATCTGGGTATTGGGTAGTACCAAATGCTGGTATTAATACTCCGTATTACCCGGTGGCCCCGGGCGGTCAAGGTGCTATGGTTATTATTAGCACTGGGTATGTTGTTGATTTGTTTTATCGATAACGTTGATCTCTTAAAGTAAATGTGTTAAAATAACTACATGATTGATGTGGTCGCTTATCTACCTGCTCGAAGAAAATCTACACCAAGTGGATGGATAAGTTTTAATGCACCCTGTTGTGCTGACAAACGGCAAAGAGGCGGATTAAAAGTTAGCGAAAAAGGTTGGAGCTATCATTGTTTTAATTGCCAATTTACAGCCAGCTTCATGCTTGGGCGTAGCGTAGGATTTAAGGCACGTAAGCTATTAGATTTATTAAATGTGTCGGAACGAGATATTGATTTACTTAATCTCGAAAGTCTTAGACATCGTAGTATAGAAGGCATCTTAGATGAACGCCAGCAGATCTTTAATGCATTGAGCGACATCAAATTTGAAGAAAAAGAAGACTTTCCACCACATGTGGAATTACTAACACCAGAACATACAGCATATTGGAAATATATACGAGAAAGATGTGTGCCAGAAGATTATCCTATCATGGTACAGATGGAAAACGACGGAGTCCATTGGACACGTGATCATGTTATTATTCCATTTACCTATAAAGATAGCTTAGTCGGCTGGTGTGCCAGAATGTTAAGTGGTTCGGGGCCAAAATACATCAATCACAGTCAACCCGGATATGTATTTGGTACAGACTTACAAAAGTCTAACTGGCAACATGTATTAGTTATGGAAGGTATATTTGATGCCCTATGCATTGGCGGCCTAGCACTGATGCATAATACCATCAGTGATACACAAGCAAGACTAATAAGAAGTTTAGGTAAAGAGATCACAATAGTACCCGATCATGACACTGCTGGCATGGAACTTGTAGATCGTGCTATAGAACTTGGATGGGCAGTTAGTATGCCAGACTGGCCCGACGGAATTAAAGATGTTAATGATGCAGTAGTTTGCATGGGTAAGCTAGCAACTATGATAACTATATTCCAATCAAGAGAAACCACAAGATTAAAAATAGAACTAAGAAAAAAATGGTTATTAAAAAAAATAGCTCACTGAACATTTCTATCATTGGTGATAGTTTTTCGTCAGACACGGGCCCTAATAGTTGGGTAAGCCTGTTAACAGATATCCATAATGTAACTAATTATAGCCAACGAGGTATAAGTGAATATCGATTATACAACAACATAATAAAAAATATAGAAGAAATTTCAAAAGCCGATGTAATAATTGTTTTTCACACAAATCCAGATCGTGTATTTGTGCCAGATCGTGTGACCTTTCATTCAAGAACACTTAGCACACACACGCACTGCGATATGATAGCAGAAAACTCACTAACAGATAAGCATTGGAAAAATATAGCAAAAGAATATTATACATATTTTTTTGATCAGTCACAGCAAAATTGTTTTTATCAATTATTAGTTGAAAAAATGAATAATTTAAATTTAAAACAAATTATACATTGTTCTGGGTTTGACATAAACATACCATTTGATTCTTTGCGCATAAAATCATTTAATGACCTAATGATTTCTAATCCTGGAAATATCAACCATTTAGATCTTATGGGCAATCAAATTGTGTATAATTACGTAAACAGTCAATTTGATACTGTGAATAAGGAAAAAATATGTTAAAAGAATACGGATTTGATATCCAAAAATTGTTTTTAGAAATGATGTTGCAAGATGCGTCAAGTTATGTCCGAGTACAAAACATTTATAACCCCGAAAATTTTGATCGTGGGCTAAGACCCGCAGCAGAGTTTATCAAACAGCACAGTGCCGACCATAAAACACTACCTACCGCAGAACAAATTTCTGCCAGTACAGGTATTAAACTTACACAGGTTTCTGACTTAAACGAAGGACATTTTGAATGGTTCATGCAAGAGTTTGAAAGTTTTACTCGCAGGCAAGAATTAGAACGAGCAATTTTAAAGTCAGCAGACTTGTTGGAAAAAGGTGACTACGATCCAGTGGAAAAACTAATCAAAGATGCGGTGCAAATTAGTTTAACCAAAGACATGGGCATAGATTATTTTGAAGATCCGGCAGCTCGTATCAATAGATATTTTAATTCTGGCGGGCAAGTTAGCACGGGATGGCCCCAAATGGATCGACTATTATATGGTGGATTTAGTCGCGGTGAGTTAAACATTTTTGCCGGCGGATCTGGTTCTGGTAAAAGTCTTGTTATGATGAACATTGCGCTTAATTGGTTGCAACAAGGACTGAGCGGAGTATATGTTAGTTTAGAATTGTCGGAGGACTTATGTGCATTGCGAACTGATGCAATGTTGACAAACATGGGCACAAAAGAAATCCGCAAGGACATAGATACTACGGAACTTAAAGTCAAAATGATGGCCAAGCGATCTGGACAGTATCGAGTAAAAGCACTACCAGCACAAAGCAATATCAATGATATTAGAAGTTACATTAAAGAAGTACAGATACAAACAGGATTGCGTGTGGACTTTGTTATGGTTGATTATTTAGATTTGTTGATGCCAGTCAGTGCCAAGGTCAGTCCAAATGATTTGTTTGTTAAAGACAAATATGTCAGTGAAGAACTTCGAAACTTGGCCAAAGAGCTTAATGTATTGTTTGTGACTGCGAGCCAATTAAATAGATCGGCAGTAGAGGAAGTAGAGTTTGACCACAGTCATATTTCGGGCGGTATCAGTAAGATTAATACTGCAGATAATGTATTTGGTATTTTTACAAGTCGTGCAATGAAAGAGCGTGGACGTTATCAAATTCAATGTATGAAATCCAGGAGCAGTACTGGCGTAGGACAAAAGATCGATTTAGAATACAATATCGAAACTATGCGTATAACAGACTCAGGCGAATCTGCAGATGAGTCTTCCGGAGGATTTATTAAAAAGCCAAGTATCTATGATAGTATCAAACCACAAAGCAAAATCGTAGACAAAATTGATACTACTCCAGACGATGTTGAAAAAGTAACTGCTGATGTGCAGAGTGCAAAACTAAAACAACTACTTGGCAAGATTAAAACTGCAGCGTGATATCAAATGCGTCTAATATCAACATTAGAATACACTCACCACTTGTCTAACATTGATAATTTGACCAACGACGATGTATTACACATATATGATGTGTTTGATCAAGAATATATTAATTTTGTGTTAACAAAAGGAACTCCTAAGTATGTTGTTAGTGATCATATTACTAAATCTTTATTAAAGTTTAATGAAATACAGTTTTGTGGACTACCTTTATATGCTAAATTAGCGGTTAGCAAAATTTCTAATAACATACAATATCATAATGACACAAACACTTCTTATTGTTTTAATTTTATGATTAATAAAAAACAAATTAATAGAATGTTATGTATAAAATTTGTTGAATTATTTGAATTAACTAATTTTGATTATACGTGGTCGGCCGTGGATCAAACTTGCGATCTCAGTAGCGTTATTGCTGAAACACATGCACTAGATAATAGATCTCCTTTAAATAGTCACGACCTTGTACTAATACTGTCCCCTATTCAATTAGCACGTAAATTTATAGAATTTGAAACAATTACTGCAAACAAAAGTGGGATAGAAAATTATGGCGGCATTGATTGGGCGTGGAAACATATCATGCATAAGTTGTTTACACATTCGGCAATTTCGTTAATAACAGAATCAGTAGGGCATCAACTATCGTCGGTATTTACTGAAAAAACTGTATATTCTGTGTTAGGACTAACTTTTCCAATTTGGATAGGTGGATATGATCAGGCCAATGAATGGAAAAGAATAGGATTTGATACGTTTGATGATGTCATTGATCACGGTTATCAAAGTTATGAGACTTTGCTTGAAAGATGTTATTATGCATTTGCTCTTAATTTGAAATTGCTTTCTGACAAAGATAAGTCAACAGAATTAAGATTATTGCACAAAGATAGATTAATAAAAAATCGCGAACTATTATTACAACATCAATTAGACAAGTTTATAAATCAGGAAATTAATAAATTGCCTCAAGATTTACAAGAAACAATGCCCAAAATATTGAAATATTTTAGATAACTGTTAAAAGATTAAACCGGTTAAAACCAATAAATACTCTAAAGGTTTTAGCACAAAATGCAAAAGAAAACGCGAAGTTTATTAGAAGAATTAGATAGTCTGTATACAGAACGCGATCAGCGCCATGTTATAGAAAATCGCGCC